GCCTGCCAGGTGGTGAAGACTCATCAACTCCGTTGTAGTACTTAGACAAGCTCACTTCCCTGAAAGTTTCAATATTCCCTAGTTCTATTAACATATCTTGGGCAATAAGAGAATACACCTTAGCTACATCATCTGTCATGGGAACAGTCCAGTCCTGAGTATCAACATCAGGCATGTAATCTTTAACATCAGCATCATGTCTAGTCTTGCGAATCATAGCTTCGCCGAGCCTCTGGTTCAATACGTCAAGGTTCTTGTAACTAGTAGCCCAGCCGTTCTTATGCCGGGTAATATATGCCTTATCGAATAAATCATACCGGCCGAGAACAGTTGGGTCAACGAACTGCATGATAGAGAACAGTTCATCTGGCTTGTTTTCAATAGGTGTAGCAGTAAGAGCTAACTTGTACGGAACATCCCTGAACAGTTTCTTTATCTTCTTAGAGCGCTGAGTACGGAAAGATTTGATAGCGGAAGCCTCATCAAGAATAACCATGTCCGGCCTGGGAATCATCTCTTCATCTGTTAACACATAGTCATAACTGATTATCATGTAGTGCTGATTCAATCTAGCGTCCAATTTCAAGGGTGAAGCCCAAACAGATGTGTACTGCTCTGTTCTTTTCTTCTTATCACCGTCGATAGTTAATACTTCAGTATCAGTGAACTCTTTGATGCGTTCTTCCCACTGATACTTAAGAGCAGCAGGACATATCACTAAGCATAAAGAAACATATCCCTCTTCCATAAGATGCTCTGCTGCTGCTAATGCTGTCGGTGTCTTGCCTGTACCGGGACTAAACGCCAGAAGTAAATTCCCTCTGTTAACAAGCATGTCTACTGCTGGCTGCTGATATGGGTATAGCACTCCATTGAAAGACAACTAAGCACCCCGCAGCCATGTCAGTGCAGGAATAGCATGTCTCAAACCGTAATCAACAGCATCATACAACTGTTCACCAGGGTCCTTACCTTGTGACATACCATAGTTGTAAACCTTCACAGTCTTGAACATTCTAACCGCCTCATAAATCAGGTCTTTAGTAGCAGCCTTGCCAGGGCTGTCATTATCGAGAGCTAAAATAAGATCATCACATCTTTCATTCAGTAACTGTAATTGGTAAAGGGAAGGTCTTCCGAAAGAAGCCACAGCTCCGATGAAACCAGCAGAACCATGATGAATGACAGCACAGTCAATAGGACTTTCGACAAGAGCAGTGCGATTATGAACAGGCTGAATTCCGAATAGTGTCCGTCCCCTTCTAGTACCCGGAGGAAAGTTACGGAAAATCCTGTGGTTCTTCTCCTGCCAGCCCCACAACTCATAAGAATAAGGGTCGCGGTAAGGACACACCCATGTTTCATTCACCGGATTCCACATGATCTCATATTGACGTGCATCAGTAATAGTAATGTTCTTAGACTTCAGTGCATCCTGCGGCGGGTCAGTGAACAAAGCCATGTCCATTTCTGATACCTTCATGGCCATCGGTGAAAAGGAAACATTATCATAATTCTCCCGCCACTTATCCATCTTAGCGAAACCAACAGTCTCATTAGCTTTTATGGCAGCTTCCTCATAGGAGATGCTGAGGAAATCATGAATGAGTTTAGCGAGGTTACCTTTAGCACCACAAGCGAAACAGTAGAAGATACCAGAATTAATATTCACTGACCAGGAAGGGTGACCATCATTATGGTAAGGACATTTGGCCACAGCCTCATCTCCTGCTAACCGGTAACGTATTCCTATCTGCTGTAGTAATGTTTCAACAGTCACCTAAATCCCCTTTTCCTCCATCTTATCCTCAAGAGAGACAATAGAAAACGTCATAGTATCAAAATCAATATCAACATCGAAGTCATAGAAGTCCTCAAACCGTGACCGCTGGGAAGATAAGGTAATGATACTAGCATCCTTGTCTGGTTTATCCAGGCCGATAACATAATCAGATGCTTTCAATAGTCCAGTACCACCAGCAATAGACCTGGCTTCGATACCACGGGATGCCGCATACTGCTTCTCTTGTACCTGTGTGTTAACAAATACAACAATGTCTTTCTCCATAGCAAATGATTTCAGTTCAGCAGCAACATTCTCATTAGCCTGCCAGTCATCAGTCATGCGACCAGTGCGGCGGTCAATCATAAAAGAGAAACCATCAACGTAAACAATATGGGGCCGGTACCTGGCTACTTCCTCAGCTATATCATCTAAAGTAATCAGTGTTTTCTTACGGGAAATAATAAACCGTGACGTGCCGGATAGCTGAGACTGGAAAGCTCTTACCTTAATCTTCTCACCAGGATGCAGATGTCCCCTTCTCAACCGTGACGGAGAAACATGAGCACCAAGAGCCAGTAATCTTTGCTGCAATAGCATTTCTCCCATTTCAACTGAGAAAAATAGAACTGAGTAACCTTGAAGCCACGCATTATACGCAGAGTTAAGAGTAAGAAATGTTTTAGAAGACTTCTGCCTGCCAAGAAGAGTAACGAGTTGACCAGGATGAAAACCCCAGTAAATATCATCAACTTTATCGAACCCGAATGGTATTCCCTTTTCCAGTTCAGTGTCAAGCAGCTTGTCAATGTCAAAGTCTGGGGAGGTAACATCATAACTGAGGGACTTAGCTACAGTATCTGGTGATAGAGATGATGCCGCTGACTTAATGAAACTAATTGCCTCCGGAATATCTCCCTTATCATGCAAAGCTATCGCTTTCGTAATCAGGTCAGCCACCTGATAAGAGGAAACCTTGCTGAGTATAAGGTCAGCTAGTTCTGCTAGAGGAATGTATTCTTTCTGGAGTTTGTAAGAACTTTCAGGGAACTGCTCCCTGAAAATATCCAGAGAAGGAACTACCTGGTGTCGTGAATAGTATTTCAGTAACCAGTCATAGGCTGCTTTGTCATTTCCTGTTATAACTACAGATGCTGACGGAGAATTAAGCCAGGTAGAATTAAATCCTCCGTCTGTTAATACTGTTATGCTCTGCGTAGCTAAAACACTGCTTACTATTTCAAGTCCCAAATTCATTTAGTTTCCCTCCCAGGAGTTGAACGCTTCCCTCATGTCCTTCTCAGAGTACACGGTCCTTACCGTGATGTCAAGTACTTCACGGACTTTTTCTTCTGTCCTGTCCGGCTGCGGTTCTACCGGTAGAACCGGTACCTTAGTACCTGTAGTCTTTAGTAGTTTGTAGTACTCTGTAGTTATAAGTTCTTCTTTTATAGAAGTAAAAGAACTACAAAAGCTGTTAATAGAAGGTAGTTGATTACTATAGTAGCTACTAAAGTAATGGTCTATCATAGTCTCTATAAATAGTAGTAGATCTACATTCTTTACTATATCTTCTCTACTATGTACTTTAGTACCGCTGGTCACCAGCGGTCTACCCCCCTCCCCCTTCACATTGAGAAGTGTACCAGCGTCCAGGAGCCTTGTCAAGTCCCTGTCCGAAAAAATTTTGTCGTATAGTTCCGTGTACAGGACCGGGCGAATCTGCTGAGCAGTCACCCCAAACTCCTGAATTCTTTGTTCGAAGAACAGGGCTAAGTGCCACACGTACTCGTCTGTACCAGCAGGACGAGCATCCCTGTCATACAATTTACGGTCACCATTAGAGTAAGACTGACGAGTCTCCCCTTCCTGGTATTCCTTACGTAATCTACTCTCTTTACCCAATTTATCCTCCTTCTAATTCCGCGGTGAGTTACCAGGACAGTCAGCGTAACCGCAGCCAGTTAGATGAGTTGGCTTAGTACGAACATCTTCGTGCTCGCAATGCTTGCAACATGGATATTTCATGTAATCTCCTATAACCCATTCAATGTAACTTGGTATTTTTATCGTTGTAACTATAGGGCTAGTCCTTTTATGTCCCTATCTGATTTGGGTCAGTGATAACAAACCCTTTACTTCCGAATGTCAGAACATGCTCAGGTACAGGATCATACACGCATGTTATATCAGGGGAGTACACCAGCATTTTAGCCAGCTTAGCAGGCGTAGAAGAAAACACTGACCGTACCGGTATAGACAAAGCATCAAGCTTATCTGATATCACTACTGCTGCCTCTTCAGGAAACCATGTCACAACATGTATATTAAAATTACTCTTCCATGTCAAGTACAGTACTCTGTTAAGAACCATGTCGTTCAACTGAAACTGTGAAATAACACTATCCCAGCGACCTTCTTCACTGTACTTCTCATAATCAGCTACCTTACCTGCCGGAAGATGACCTAATAACCCTTCAAAGACTAAAATAATACGGCTGGCTACCTCATTTGACAAATCGCCGAACTGCATGGAAAATTTCTTCCCTTCCTGCTCTTGACATCCCTTGGATGGCTGTGGTAGACTGATGAAGTCATCAGGCGGACCCTCCTACGACTGGTGACACCGGAGCGCCCGGTTCAGTTGATTACCCTCCTGATCCTGCCGGGCGTCTCCTATTTTCTGTTATGTCTGTGAAACATAACCAGGCAAGCCAGGTATACGGATGATACTACTTGAAAGGTCATGAGTATAGTCACATCTAGAAACATTTGATGTGCTAGCTGAGCAGTCGTCATCATAGCCTCACTGGGTAAAGTCCGCGAATAAGATCTAGTACCTGAATGTTATTGTCCAGGCAGTAGTTAACCAAGTCTGGTCGTGTAGCAGAATCCAGCACGATGAAAATCTTGTCACCGGGTGCTTGTAGCTCCAGCATAAGGTCTGGTGTGCTGTTATGTGCCCTGAAATTCATGTCATCAAAAAAGTTAAGCACGCCAGTAACTGGATTGTCGTACTTAAGCCGTGTTATGAACATTGAGTTATCGTAAGGCTTAATGATGTCAGTCAGCAGGTCAAGAGCTGCCGTCTTGGTAATAGTTCCGTCACCATCGATGATGAATTTCATAGTAGGTTTCCTCCCTCGGTGTCACCCCAAGGTATCAGAGCCAGGCAGGTCTGTCAAGCGGACTTAAAGGGACGAACCGGACATCGCGTCTAAGGCCCTTCAGCCAGAGCCTACGGGCTTGGGGACTTTCAACTTTATCCCGATGCCTTGGATGGCTGAAATCTCGCCTCCGTCGCTGTGAGGTGCCTTAGAACGTGCCCTAACCGATCTTGTCAAGATCCTACGCGATAGGTGGCACTGAGAAAACGGGAGGAGTGTAGCCAATACCCAGCGGAGTATGCCTGGCCAGTACATTGTTAACTGCCTGCTGACGTACTGCCATCTGCTCATAATAATATGACCTGGCCAGTCCTGCTGATCCTGTTACTGAATCCCAAGAGTAACCGTCACCATATGAAGAACCGTCAAAGTAACTATTCAGTATATCTCCCTGTTCTACAAGCACCGCATCAGTCCACATGTGAGTAGGGTATGACACATCAGATGCTTGAACGCACGTTATTTCCAGTTCTTCTGAATCAGAACTAGCAGTGAATGTACACCACACTCTGTACCATATGTTAGAAGGAATATCACTGGCAGGGTTGAAGCCGCCATAAGGACCAGTGTTATACGTACTCGCACCGTAACCTGTTCCTCCTGATGATTGAATAGAAGTTGAGCCTGTTCCTATTTCCATCAGTATATTATCTAATCCAGCTCCCGCTTTCACATAGGCTGATGCTATGTACGTATAACCAGGTATCAGATTAGTTATCGATGTACTCGCGCCGTCACTATTAGCATTCAAAGTGATATTCAGTGAGTAAGAACCAGTAGTGACTACAGTATCGTCATATTCTCCTATATCTCCCACAGTAACAGAACTATCCTGAGCTAGGGTCGCTGTTCCTAATGCTGTCCAGTTAGCCGTGCTTACTTCGAAGCTAGGATTAGTAACGAAGTTAATTCGGTTAGCTACTATGATTGAGTGAATAGACCTGGGATTATCGAAGACTGGTGCTGCTGGTTCCGTTATATTAGTGAGAACCGGAAGTAGTTGTGCTTGTACTCGGGCAATGATAGCATTATCAGTTTCAGCCGCTGATTCGAATTTCCATCCTAGTGCAGCAAACGCGCCTCTCCGGTACAGGTATGTTCCGTCTGATACAAGATAGTCAGCCGGCGGAATGAACGTTGCCCATGACTGCTGCCATGAACTGCTCATAGTGATACCCGCATTATTCCATGACACATATGTTTGTGCCGGGTCAGGGTCGGTAAGGTCACTTACCGAGAAATCAGTAACAGCACTGGCAGGCCCTGATGATCCTGCCACGACAAGCGAACTGTATGTATGCTCGACTGATACGTTGGGTACCGCGAAGAATTCTTCGCCTGTACTCAGGACAGTGACGACATTAGATGTCGTCTTAGTCTGAGAGGTAGCAGAAGCTGAGTTTTCGTACTCTTGTTCAGATACTCCGGATGTTCCCCCTGATACCCACGTACCACCGACTTGATTTCCGTCAATGTAAGGATGAGCTGGAGATGTATCTTCTACTTGAACTCCGGATAACCAGAATTGTGCCGGGTTGGCAATAGTAGTTTCTATTGCCAGGTTGACAGAATCACCGGCACTGAATGGCAAGCCGGTAATTACTATTCTAGTCCACTGCTGAGTAAGAGTGACATGGGCAGTCCCGATGACGATACCGTTGTCTACTGCGGTTACTGTGACAGAACCCGTTCCATTCAGGTAACAAGACACGGAACCTGTCGAGTTGTCGGTCACAACTCCTGATGCTGTGGTTACTCCTTCCCCGGCTACAGCGCCAGGGCATAGAACAAGTAATGATGATGGGCCAAATATCGTGTTTGTACTATCGAGACTTATACTAGCGCCGTTGACTGGATTGTATCCAGCCATTCCTGCCTGGAATGCCGGGTTGATAACGAAGTTGGTAGTATAAGTACCGAGAATTACTACACCATACGAACTAGCATAGTCATCAGTGTACAGGTCAGTAAAACTCATCTATTTCCTTTATGCGTAGTTCGAAGTGTAAGTATCAGTATACATACTACTATCATTGTATGATGTTTCGTATATTATGCCATGAGATGTTTCTGTACTATTGAATGATGAAGTTACTTCTAATACAGAAACATTATTTTTCAGAACTGTAACAGAAGAACCATTCATCTGAACGAGTATTCTGTCTCCAATAGAACAAGGAGAAGAGTACGTTCCCAGTGTGGTAATCGTGCCACCATTGTTCTCGATGAGCTGCGTCATATCAGCACGGAGATAGCTGGTAGTGGACGCGCTCCGCAAGAGTAGTCCAGTGGACATGCCTGACGTTGGTGTTGATACAAAAGTAAGACCAACCTGACAATTCGCAGTTCCTGTATTAATAGTAGCGATACTTCTAGCGGATTCAGAAGAAGGAATTACTGACCCATTAGCAAATGGCGTAATAGTAAAATCACCAAGGGCAGTTATCCATTCATAATTTCCGTCGTCTGTATTAGAATACGAGCTAAGTAATTCACCAGCACCAGTGACAAAAGAATCATAGGCTATACCCGCTGGAAGAGACGGATTAGTACCTGAGTTCCTGGCAAATACCCTGATGATAAAGTTACCAGAACTGTCATACCATTCAACGAACGGAACAGCGACCAGTGCTGAGCCTTTAATATAAGCTGATGTGGCAAATCTGAATCTAGTATCAAATCCTAATGGTGCCCAGTCTTCACTTGATGCTCCTGGTGTTGCATAGGGAGGAACTGAGTTAAGATTTTCTCTCAGTGCTATGAACGGTTGACTACTGTAGGTTACTATTTCTTGTGGTGCGTAGAATATATCTGCTGACCAGGAAGCTATGGCTTGAGTATAAGGAACAGGAATTCCGTCGCCTATAGCCTGGCTGTTATCAGGAGAGTTAGCAGTTGGTATTTCGGCGGCAGTCCTGGAAACTGAGCGTAACCACAAATCTGACGTAGTACTGTTGTTATTAATAACTTCAAGGCCATTGAAGTTATTAATACTATCATCAATAGGGTCTGTTATTCCAGTTAGTTCTGTTATACCTCCACTAGGGAGGACAGTATTGGGGGTGACAGCATAAATACCTTCCCAGGTACCTATCCCTCCTGTTACAGAGTTAGCCAGCGTGGTAGCGTCAGCTATACTCACTTCCGCATCCCACCAGGTATTGTTAGTATCTATACCTGTCGGAGGATGACCATAATTAGCTGTTGATATGCAAATATAATTATAGTTCTGATACTGTACTATCTCATTTATAGCATACGTTATATAAGGACTCCATGTTGGATAAGAAGGGTCAGCAAAATATGACTGGTCATTATTCAGCATAAGATTAGGTCCGAGAGTAAGATTAGCGAACCAGCCTGTCAATGCTGATATTTCTTCTTGTATTCCTGTAAGAGTTCCTTTAGATTTATTAACTATAGCATTATAGTATACAGCTTTGCGTAAAGTAGCCGGGGATATAGCAGGATTAATATCCATTCCCAGTTCTTCGGCGAGACTATACAAGTTATTAAGAGGAATGAACTCTGAATTATTGAAGTTTAAATAGGTATCGTATTGAGTTTTCAGGTAATCCATTCCCCAGCCGAATACATTCATGAAAGAATTTAGGTAAAGATTACCTGTAGGATCAACTTCCAGTTCGTCATTATTATCAGAAAGATTTATGTAGAAAGCTGGAATAAGATTCAGCATTGTATTTCCGAACCCATAGCTGTACACCATCAGACAGCCAGTAACACCCGCGTTAATCCACGTATCAGCAGACTGATTGACAAGAACATAAAGAGCATAGTAATGATATCTGCCAGGAGTAACAGAGATATCTAGATAACTGCTTCCAGGATAACCTGAAGTCGAGTCAGCAAGAATAACACCATCGTCTTGGTCAGCAGGAAACCCTTGCATGTTCTTCACTAAACGCCAGGCAAGGATAGTACCCTGTGGACGTGTCCACGCTAAACTGATACTAGAGTAGTCTGAAGGCTGGGCAGTGAACGGGTCAGCACTATAAGCAGGTGGGGTTGCATATCCGTAAACAGACTGACCGTATTTATCAATACCGAATGTGGCCATTTGTTACTCTATCCACTTGTGAATGTTATAGTGGAAGGAATTGTTCGCATAAGTGTAGCTTTCAGCCTGATAGCATTAACAGTAACACCTACAGTACTTGTCCCATTTTCCAGGAAGTTAGTTATACGATCTCCTTTATGCAAAGCACCCATAAAGGAAACTTTAGTAGTAATAATAGGCTTGCCATTAAGCACAAATCGTGGCACTAATGCTGTTCCTAATGACTGTAGATTAGCTGGGAACTGCCAGTTAAATATCTCTTCATCAAGAATATAAGTAGAACCGAAAAGAGTAAGATACTGGGCGACATATCCTGTGTCATTCCAAGGCCATTCAGCGGATGCTTCTAACTGCCACCAGCCATTGACAGGAATAGTTATGTCAGTGCCGTTATAACAACCATACGGGTCAAGACTGGCAGTATGATGCGCTACCCAGGCAGCACCATAGTTCGGGATGACTTGTGATGCTGCTATCAGTGAACAGAATGGCATATTATTACCTGTCATTGCGTCACTTATTCTAGCGGATACTGTTGGATAGCTGACAGGAAGACCAGTTGGAGGAAGAGGTTCTACCTGAGGATTAGAACCAAGAACTGTTTCTATTGACTCTATCTCTGCTACCGTAGAGTTTATGTCGTTAGCGAAATCAATATTAACATTGTCTACACGGTCGCTCCATTGGAATGTTCCTGCCGGGAAGATTGGTCTTACATTACTGAGCATTATGATACTACTCCTCCGCTAGCGGAAATAAATAGACTGCCAGCTACAGGTATTTCTGATGTCCTGAACTGGATAGGGTTTACAGTAGACTGAGTGATGTCTTCTCTAGTAAATAATGGAATAACTATATAAGCTACTCCTGGTACTGACATTGCCGCAGAGTATAGCGAAGATACTTGCAGTAACATGCCAAAGTTAGTATTAGGCGGTGATAGTGCCGCTGTCAATGCTATCGTTACATTTTGGACAACAGATGCCTGACTGTAATTAGGAAGAACTTGCAGCATAGCATTGTTATCTGATGAACCTACGTCAACTAGTACTATTGTAGGAGTACCTATGGAAACTGATGTTCCCGCTAGTGTTCTAGTAGACAGATAATTGAGTAAATTAGCTTGCAGTCCTGTCCCTAAAGCCTGGTAGTTAGGTCCAAGAGCATAAAGAGTAACCGAGGTAGCATGACTCGCGGCAGCAGATACTACCGTCACGCCAGGTACGCTTAATGCTAAAGTTTCGAAGTCAGCTAATGTCACTGCCCTATTCTGAGTAGCGTACGCTTGGGGTGCATTAGCTCTTATCTGGTCTATAGTTTCGGCATCAGCTCCTCCTGTCATAGCTGTTGACTGATACAGCGTTGAAGTATCAGACTGGAACGGTACGAATACACCGGGAATATCTGTTACTAGTATGCCAGTAGCTCCTGCTGGCTGGTTACCTAATGAACCTAAACCTATAACATATGAGGCATATACTATTAGTCCTACATTAGGTATGAGACCATTGATATTATCTCCGAACTGAATATTAGTAATACCATTGCTGTCAGTAAACACGCTGTATACTAAATCTTCAGGACCATACTCTATGAGATAAGCCACCTGACTCCATTCAGTACTTCCGCTACTAGAAGAAACAAAAATAGAAACAGTACCGTCTTCTACTCCAGTCTGCGGAATCTGAAACACTTGCGCTGCTGTTCCAGTTGAAGTACCAAGCTCTGTCAGTGAGTAACTAATTCCCTGAGTGACAGTAACAGTTTGAGTCCCACCATTTTCAGCAACAGTAATAGCGGTATCAGTCTGATAGATAACAGGGGCATCAGCTACAGTATAGAATCCAGTAGATACTTGAGTACCAGCAGGAATAGTGACAGCAGAGCCTGGGTTAGCTGTCTGAAAAGTGACAATACCAGTAGCAGGAGACCCGTTAGACGGAGTATACCCTAGTAGCTGAGCTATATTCAGTATTGATTGTCTCTGTGTAGCTGTAGAAAGATAAGCTTCTTGCGATAGCTGGTCGCCGTAGAAGGAAAGAATATCACCCATATAAGCAAACAATTCAACGAGCATGACACCAAAGTCTGCTTCTGATGAAGTGTCCCACTGAGGAAATATAATAGCGGCATACTCAAGCATTGAAGTAGCGAAACCAACCCAGTCCTTAGACGTATAGTCTATTGATGTTGGTGACTGAAGGACAGAGTAATACCCTGGCTGTGCTGGTATAGCTGATTGAGCTAGGGTAATGTTACCCATCGATGATCGAACCGCCTATAAGTAAGGTTGCAGTATTAGTAGAAGTAAGTTGCGGATTATCTGAGAGTGAATACTGAATATCAATTCGGGAAACTCCCGGTTCTTGTTCAGAAGACGTTGCTGACAAGCTTGTTACAGTCAATGATGGTTCCCACTGCGCTACAGTCTGCTGAATCTGTAATGTTAATGTATCCTGCTGCTGTTCAAAATCTGATGCGAATAAGTACGAAGGTATATTTACTCCATAATCAGGAAGCATAACACGTTCACCAGGATACGTTCCTATTAAGGATTCCATTCTATCACTAGCTACCTGATTAGGGTCTGATGTCGTAGCTACTTGGCCCGTAGCTGTAAGAGCAAAGGGAACACTGAAATTAGTCATAACAAATACCTAATCGTAGAAATATACGGGATGATTTATGTCGCCGCCAGTGAACATAACATAGATAGTTATACCAATAGCAGGAATAGAACCAGACAAACGAACTGGGCTAGCCCAGTTCGTTGTGGCAGTGCCAAGTATCTGTGGCACCTTTAATGTCACACGGTTAAGTCTGTTAGGGTCTTGCGTGC